CACGCCCGGTGCGTTAGAATGCCCACCCCGGCGCAAGGCCGGGGGTTTCATGTGGGCCGTTAGCTCAGTTGGTAGAGCAGAAGACTTTTAATCTTTTGGTCGATGGTTCGAATCCATCACGGCCCATATCCTAGTCTGGCATTTTCGTTTCTCTCCCATATTTCGCCAAAAATCCCTTTATCTATCAAAGGGTTAGCGCGTTTGTTTTGGTCGCAGAGAAACCACAAGCGGCACATTCTGCAATGTTGCTGGCGCCTTTCTCGGATGTCAGTTTTTGTCGACCAAAAGATGCCTTTTCCACTTGTTTTCAGCTCTCAAACGCAAATCCGCAGGAGTTGCGCAAAGGCTCAACATCAGAGAAAGTTTTTCTCGGTGTTTTTGGCCAATTTTGTATGTTGGCAGCCCTTCGCTATGCGGCCCCGCACTCAACTTTCGACGCGCTGCGTCCGCTTATGAATGCAGCCGAAGTCCGATAACAATGGTCGACGTATAGGGTGCCAGGCGCACGGCATGGCTGCCGAGGAACGGGTCGCCTTAGAAAGATTACTTACCCTTCTTGGCCGGTTTGCGATTGTGCTCGACCACTGTCGTAGCGGGGTGATTCTTGGCGTGGCTCTTAGTGAGGAACTCGCCCGTCTTGGCGCTGCGAGCGTCGCCAGTGCGAGACGTGGATTTCGCCTTTGGGGCCATTGCGGCTCTTGCGTCAACGACAGTAGAACCGGCGTTTGTTCTAGCAAGCCCTGGCTTGCCGTACATGCCAGTGCCTGGCGTGACAACACCTGTTCGAATCACCCTTCGCTGCGGTGTTTCTGGCTTGCTCGCCTCGGCCTCTAGTGGCTGGATTGAAAATCGAAGTCCAAATGTCCCGATCACCCGAGTCATTGTGCTCAGGGCAGGGTTGCCTTCCTCTGCGAGTGATTTATAGAGACTGGCGCGGGTCACCCCTGAGCTCGCCGCGACTTCGCCCATACCCCGCGCTCGCGCCACTTCACCCACCGCTTTCTGAAAAAGGGCGATGCCCCCTTCTTCAAGGCAGGCGTCCAAGTAAGCGGCGATAGAGGCGTCGTCGACAAGATATTCGGCGACGTCAAACCGTGTGTGTTGAGTACTCATACTGTTCTCCACTTGAAGGTCACAGCTCAGCCGCCAATCTGTGGGCTACAACGATGTCGCGAGATTGCGTCGACTTCTCGCCACCGGCCAGCAAAACGATCACTGCTGCGCCATGCTGGATGAAATACAGCCGATAACCAGGTCCGTAACTGATTCGGGACTTAGACACGCCTTGCCCCACCGGCTTGCAATCACCGAAATTGCCGTTCTGCATGTTGGAGATGCGGGCTAGGACCTTTGCTTTGGCCCGAATGTCGCGCAGGGCGCTGAGCCAGCGGGCGAACTCATCGGTTTTGCGCACCTCCACCATTACCGGAGTGTATCCCCAGGTTGACACATTTGTCAATTATAGGAGACAGATGAATCAGCCCAGGGCATGCAGTCATCGAACCGCAGAGAGAGCTGCTGGTCATGCTCTTTTGGTCGGGAATTTGGTGTCCACGATGCTAGGCATCGTGACCTTCGCGCACTCCCAGGGTCATTCGTCCCAAACTGACAAGAAATCAGCCTCTTGCAGAAGCGCTTTTGGTCGAGAGAAAAAGCGAGAAGAAGCTAAAAAGCAGCTGTTTTCTCTGCTCGATCTTCGTCAGAGCGATGTTTTGGTCGATGGTTCGAATTATTCTTTGGTCCACCACCTAGTCTGGCACCTTCGTTTCTCTCCCATATTCCGCTAAAAAGCCCTTTATCTATCAAAGGGTTAGCGCGTTTGTTTTTGTCGCAGAGAAATTGCTGGCGGCATATTGTGCGATGTTGCTGACGCCTTTCTCTGACGTCAGTTTTTATCGACCAAAAGATGTTTTTTCACTTGTTTTCAGCTTTCAGTGGTCAATTCGTATGACGCACAAACAAGCCAATATCAGAGAATACTTCTCCAGGTGTTTTTTGCTGATTTTCGATTGAATTTCTCGATTTATGCGGGTGCCCTAGGCGGCCATGCCGACATCAGACCGCCTGCGACGAGGCTCTACTTGCTGACTAGCGCCCACGCGGTGAAGGACTGCTGATGTCCTGCTGTACGACGCTGTTGATGACATGTTAGGGCGTCCATGCCTTGAGCACATCCGTTTAGGTTACTGTCCAGATCACCTCTGTGGGACGTAATGTACGACTTGTAGGTGTCTACAGAAGCCTAGGCGATTCAGAGGGATGGACGTCGCCGCGCCCCGGTTTTAGCGTAGCGTCGCCGCATACAGCTCTCATGCCTCAAACGGTAGCGGGCGAGAACTCAAGGAGACGTCGTGTACATCTCGAATATTGTGATTGAGAACTTCCGCCTGTTCGGATCCGGTGCGCAAGCCTTTTCCCTTGCCATCAATCCCGGCTTGACGGCGCTGGTTGGCGAGAACGACGCCGGCAAGACTGCCGTCATTGACGCGATACGACTGGTGCTGGGGACACGGGACCAGGAACTGCTCCGCATCGACACGGCAGACTTTCACCAGCCCGCGGGCGGGCAGAGCCGAGCCGACCAGATCCTTATCCGGCTGCAGTTCCGCGAGCTTACGCTCGCCGATCGAGGTGCCTTCGCGGAGTACCTTACCTACGAGCAAATCGGTGACGAAGCCCACACGACCCTGATCGTCACGTGGGCGGTTAAACGCAACACCAAGGACCACAGTTCGCGACGTACTCTGCCGCCAGAGTGGCGGACGGGCGCGAATGCCGACGGTCCCTTGATGGACTTTGGCGCCCGATCGCTACTGACGGCGACATATCTACGGCCGCTTCGTGATGCCGAACGCGCGATGAGTGCGGGACGGGGCTCCCGATTGTCGCAGATCCTTCAGCACGCCAAGGAGATCAAGTCGACCGGCGTGGGCTTCGATAGCGAGACGAATCCAAATCCCGATCCCAAGACGCTTAGCGTTCTGGGCCTGGGCGACTACACGAGCTTTCTCTTCGGCGAGAGTAAGGGGATTAAGAGCGCCCGCAAACGCCTAAACGACGAGTATCTCGAACCCTTGTCCTTTGCGAACGACTTGCTCAAGGCCCGCATCGGCGTGAGCCGCGCGCAGGACGATGCTCTGCGACTCCGCCAGCTGTTGGAAAAGCTTGAGCTTGTGCTCGCGGGTGCGACAGACGCGGCCAGTCTCCATAGCCGCGGACTGGGTTCCAACAACCTGCTCTTCATGGCCTGCGAGTTACTCCTGCTGGCCACGGAGAGCGACGGCTTCCCGCTGTTGCTCATCGAGGAGCCGGAAGCGCACCTGCACCCGCAGCGACAAGTGCGTTTGATGTCCTTCCTGCAGGCTCAGGCCGCCCAGCGTCGGCCCGACGGCCAGCAGATCCAGATAATCGTGACCACGCACAGCCCGAACTTGGCGTCCGAGTTGAAGCTGGGAAACCTGGCGCTCATCGAAGGCGCACGCGCGTTCCCGCTCGGCGAGAGCCACACCCAACTCAATAAGGACGACTACCGCTTTCTAGAGCGATTTCTCGACGTGACCAAAGCCAACCTGTTCTTCGCCCGAGCGGTGCTCATCGTCGAGGGCGATGCGGAGAACATTCTTTTGCCAGCGATCGCCGGACTGCTGGGTCGGGACTTTCGACGATACGGCGTGTCCGTGGTCAATGTCGGCGGCGTGGGCCTTGGGCGCTACGCGCGCATATTTCTGCGTAAAGACCCGGTCGCGGATGGCGAAATCAACATTCCGGTCGCCTGCGTCGCCGACTTGGACGTTATGCCGGACAACGCCCCGTGGATAGTCGGCAAACTGGAGGCGGGCGAAACGATTCCCGTTCGGCCGCCATCCAAGCGGCAATGGCGCGTCAAGCAAGACTATCCAGGGGTCGCGCTCGAGGAGCTGCGGCAGAACAAGCGGGAGAGGGCAAGCGGACAGAAAGTGGCAACGTTTGTCGCCGACGAATGGACCTTGGAGTTCGATCTGGCCTACTTTGGACTGGACAAGGTGGTGTGGTGCGCCGCCGCGCTGGCGTTGAACGAGGAGGCGATCCAGAACAATAAGAAGACGAAAGCGGACGTCCTCCAAGCTGCTGACGAGGAGTTCAAGGCGCTCGCGGTAAAGGAGCCGGATCGCGCGACGCGTGCGGTCCACGTCTATGCGCGGTTCGCGTCGGAGGGCGCCTCGAAGGCGATCGGCGCGCAGTACCTGGCCGAGCTCCTTGAGACGGCTGTGAATGCCGCGACGCTCCGTCCGGAGGACCTGCGCAATATCCTGCCGCCTTACCTGGTGGCAGCGATTACCCATGTGACCGAACCCTTCCCGCCTGCGGCACCCGCGCCGCCAGGCGCAGACGACAGTGCCGCAGCGGCGGCGGCAACATGAGCGAGTGGCTCGCCGACCTGATTCATGAGAGCGATGTCGGTGTGGCCTCGCGGCTGATGGGGCTGGGCCCCGACGGGTTCGCGCCGGTCGACGACGACGACAGTCGCCTGCAGGCGATGCTCACGCTCGAATCGGCCGATTTCGAGGCCTGTCCGGGGAGCGGCAAGACGACGCTTCTCGTGGCCAAGTTGGCGATCCTCGCGATGCGATGGCCGCACCGCCAACAGGGCATCTGCGTGCTTTCGCATACCAACGCGGCGCGCAACGAAATCGGAACCCGACTCAGCAGTTCTGCCTCCAGCATCGCCCTGCTGCGCTATCCGCACTTCGTAGGCACCATCCACTCCTTCGTAAACGAGTTCCTAGCCGTTCCGTGGCTTCGGTCCAAGGGCAACTCCGTGCGGGTGATCGACACCCAGATCACGCTTCGCCAGCGCATGGCGTCCCTCGCGTCCAACTGGCGATATGCGATTCAACAGAGGAATCTCAAGCCGTACTGCCTCATGTACGAGCGCCCCGACTACACGGGCGACAACAAGGGTGGTCTTGGGCCCGCCACCCCGACCTACCAGGCCCTGGTCAGTGTGGCCCGCCAGTCGAGCGAACAGGGCTTCTTCTGCTTCGACGAGATGTTCGTGTGGGCAAACGAGTTGCTCGACGCACGTCCTGACGTCGCGCAGACGCTGCGTGCGCGCTTCCCTCTCGTCTTCATCGATGAGGCACAGGATAACAGCAAGGAGCAGGCCGCTCTGTTGCATCGGATCTTCACCGACGGAGAGGCCCCGTCGCGTCGTCAGCGCTTCGGCGATTCGAACCAGTCGATCTATAGCCGACCCGAGCAGGTCGGCGCGCAGATCGACCAGTTCCCGTCACCCCCCACGCATACACTCCCGCGCAGCTATCGTTTCGGCCAAGTGCTGGCGGATCACGTCAAAGGGTTTGGCGTGGTGCCGCAGCCCCTGATCGGGGCGGGACCGACCAATGCACACCTGCGCGCTAAACCACTGCCGCCCGTTCTGTACCTTTTCGACGATCAAACCATCAACGAGGTCCTGCTCCGTTACGGCGCCCACCTGGTGGCCAACTTCGATGACGCCGCGTTGGACCGCGGGGTTTACACGGCGGTCGCGGGCGTCCACAAGCTCGAAAAGGACACCGATCTGCCACGTGCCATCGGACACTACGCGCCCACATACAGCGCGGCCTGTGCACGCAAGGAGTCAGCGCCAGATACCTTTGTGCAGTACTTCGCTAAGGCCAGAGTCACGCTCGCCGAGAGCGGGAACACCCATGGCGTTGTGAATGCCCTGGCGTCGGCGCTCGTCGCGACCAGCAATCTGCTGGGCACGGCGCCCCCGACGATGAGCCGCAAGTCGGCGCACCGAAAGATGGTCGAGACGCTGGAAGGGGCATCGACGGCCGCCGACTACGCATGGCTCGTCGAGCATGTCATCGCCGTGCGGGGCGCGCTTCGGGAAGCCGACTGGCAGGCCGACGTCCTGCCGCGGGTTCGCGCTATCGTCGCCACGCTCAGCAACGAGCTCGGCTTGACCCCGGAGGCGGAGAGCTTCCTGGCGTGGCCGGCCGATCGCGTGGTTCATCACGACGAGGCCGCCTCGACGACGCCACAGGTGAACGTCTTTGCATATCCGCCCGACGCACCGAAAGTCCACGTGCGGCTGGGGTCCATTCATTCGGTCAAGGGGGAGACGCACACGGCCACCCTCGTTCTGGAGAGCTTCTTCCACAAACATCACCTGAGCGAACTCAAGCCGTGGCTCTTGGGCGAGCGTGAAGGCGGCTCGCGCCAGAGCCCGCGCGGTAAGACCATCCGCGAGGGAGCACGGATGCTAGGGCGATTGAAGTTGCACTATGTGGCGATGACCCGACCCACTCACCTGCTCTGCCTCGCGATGCGCAAAGAAACGTTTAATGGCTCGGAGCTCGAGCGACTCACGCTGCAGGGCTGGAAGATTGTGGATTGCTGCGAGAGTGAAGCTGGATAGAATTCAGAACAGGAACATTCTAGCCTTTACTTCAGCCTAGAGCTCGCAGGAATCCGAGGTGCCTGCGTGTTCGATATTGGCCGTTGGTCGCTCTGCGAGACGAAGCGGATAAAGGCTGTCTATAAAAAGTTGATTAGTCGAATGTCAGGAGCCGCGACCTCAGCTGAATCCGGCTCAGTTTTTGTCTTACCTGGCATTTCTCAACGAGATTCACTATGCCTGTCACACTCATATCGCTCTCCGAATTTTTGCAGCAGTACGAAATCGCGCTGAAGTGGCTGTGCGGTTACGGCGTTCGCATACACGGCACCCGCCTGGCCTCGTACAGCAGGAGCATGGCCCGCGCCGAGCGGGACGAGGCACATGGTCGGTTCGACCACCAGCAACGCCCTGAACTGCTGAACGCACTGATAGAAGCGTCGGAGATCATCGAGATCGCGCAGATCGACGGGGCGCATCTTGCGGCCGCCGACGTGCTCGATAAGCTCAAGCGAATTTCCGGCGGTCCCGACACGATGGCGCCAGAGCGCACGGATCCGGCGCGCGATTATGCTTTCGAGTTCAATACGGCGGCCGTGCTGCAGCGGCATGGCGATTTTGGGGGATTCTCGCGGCAGGACGGCGACCTGACGGTAGCCGCGGAGCGCTATCCGGCCGAGTGCAAGCGCGTGTCTTCCCTCAACAGCCTGAGAAACCGACTGCGCGACGGGAAGGACAAGCTCAACCGGTTGGTGCAGGACGGCAGCTCGCCCGGCGTCATCGCCATTGACCTGACCCGGCCGATCCGGATGGCGCATGGCCCGATCGTGGCCGCAAGCGACGAGCAATTCCTGCAGGAAGCAGAGCAGCGGTTGATCGCCTACCTGCCGGAGCACGTGATGACGGAAAAAAACATCGGCTCCCTTGCCTGTCCTTCGGTTCTTGGTGTGATTGCTAGGTGCTTGTCTGTAGGCACTGTCGGTGAGGACGCAAATATCCGTCGGTCAGTCGTTTGGCAGGCATGCTCCGTGCATACCGGCGGCTCGGCCGAGGATGCGCTGTTCCGCCGTGTTGCACGCGCGTTCGGGCCTGGAGAACTCAGGGAAGGGACTCGGGACGAGATCGTCGACGCCACGGCGCAGATAGAAGTCGTCCCCAATCGGCGTCGGTAGCGGCCGCCTTAAGTACCTCCATCCTCTTATAGCTGAGGATCGGCGGAGCGCAACCCCCTAATCTAGTGTCAAGGCCTGGGCGATCTCTTCCCATGTTGCGATCGGATCGATCGTGCCTATGGCCCCCCGAAGTTCCGCCATTTGAGGCCCATCTTGCTGGGCGCTGATAAAGAACTCAAGGGAAGCAGAGGCGCTCAATCCGTTGAGCTCCGACACCCCGACGGATCGGATCGCGGAGGGTTTTCGCGCAACGACGCAGCGCGAGAGCGAGATTGGAAGAAACACGATTTCCATTTCGATATCCTCGTCAATGTTGCCCAAGGCCAACCTGGGCTTCCCGTCAGAAAACAAGCCAACTGTGCTGCAGTCTCCGAGGATGAAGCACTCGCCCTCGGGCGCATCCCACACCTCAAACACCATCTCTGTGGCCAGTCGTTTGGCCCGCTCTGGCATGTTCGGCTCTTTGGCCAGCGCCTTGAGGAAAGCACCGTCGCCGATCTCGGACGCTTTCTCAGTTAGGTGCTCCAGCGCGACAGCTACCCAGTTACGGGCTTGGGCGAGCATGCGATCTTCGTTCTCTTGGACAAGGATCTTCCACTTCGGAAGCATGAGCGCGTACATCTTGGTCTGCTGTTCGCGTCCGAGATGGCCCATCTGTTCCCGGATCTGCTTGTAGATAAGATCCTTGCGCTTCTTAGGATCGTGCAAGCTTTGATGCAGCTTATCTTGAAGCTGCCGGCCTTCGAGCATGTAGGCCCGTCCCGCTTCCATCATGGGCGGTATCAGGTCGGTTAGCGCCTTCCTCATGGTCTTGGTGCGAAACGAAAGTGCTGCGATCAGCGATGCGATGTTCTCGATGGGGACTTCTTCGCCAGCGTTGAGCTTGTGGACCGTCATCGCCAGTTGCTGTTCACCTTGGGTGATCTCATCATCCAGAGCCGTATCGTCGGGGCCGCCATAGAAGTCCCGCTCCTGTCCCAGGTTCATGACGTTGGTGGGGTACGATCCTCGCACACGATGATGCGCATAGACATAGAACTCTTTTCCGTTCTGCCGGTGGGCGAACGGGCGCTGAAGGAAGCGGGGTAGGTAGTGATGTCGACGGCCGGCCATAGGTGGTGTTATCAAGAAACAATGGATCGTAGTCAATGTGGGTGATCTGCCCACTCTGCAGGCGGTATGAATCATGTGCTGAGACTGCGCGGAAATTTGGGACGTAGGAGATTGTGAGCTCGCCAATGACCGCTGCTGGTTGAAGTTTGCCCCGTGATGATGATCATTCCAGGGCTACGAAAGCTGAGACAAGTATCTTCATGCTCAAAACTCTATAGCGGTCGTGGAGATGATCGGCGAACTGCTGCCCAATTGAGTTCTGATGACCCTTTTCCGCCTACCAACTGCTCGATGAGGTTTGCGGGAATGCTCATGCACTTGAGCCCCCGAGCTACATGAGCAGCCGAAAGACCCGATCTCGCTGTTATTTCTTCAGCCGAGGTGACTTCCCCAGCGATCAGAGCTTTTGCCCAAGCTCGCCCCTGGGCAATTGCCGTCAGAAGCGTGTTATGGCCTGGCGTCATGACTGTTGGAATGGAACTGGCTTCGTCCGACAGGATCCTTGTCTCGCCCGCTGCCTTGATGAAAGAGGCGTCGACGGCTTTGACAACTCGCGCTGCTTTGCCGGGCGCTGACTTCGGGATTATTGGGTTGCGGACTCTCAGCAGTAGCGCAGACAAGCGGGTTGGTTCTGACGAGAGCTCTATTCTCCGCTCGTTAATGGTCACTCGGACATTGGCCTGCAGCAGGATTTCCCTCTGCTCGGGAACGAGTAGAGAGGGCCACCGAGTTGCCAGGTGCTGAGCATTCTCTCTGAGCGCGGTACTAAGCGCTGGATCGTTAACGCCTACTTGGACGTCCAGGTCATCGGCATTGAGCAGCTGTAGCCACTGCTCCATCGTAATGCGCTCTACATCATGGGCAGGAAGACACAGACGCTTCTTCTCGGTGCCGCCTGGACGGGTGACGTAGTACCGGTAGCGCTTGTCGCCCTTGGTCGAATGGCTCGGTATGAGCCGATTGCCTGCGCCATCGACAATCATGCCGGCTAACAGGCTGGCGTTGCCTGCACGCTTGCCCGTACGGCGCTCATGCCGGTTATTCTGGAGCTTGGTTTGAACTTGCTTCCATAGCTCATCGGAAATGAGCGCCTCATGCTGGCCCTCAAACGATTCGCCCTTGTGTTGCACATGTCCGACGTAGAGCTCGCGATTGAGGATGGCGTGCAAGCCGCCCCGTGAGAAGGCTCGGGTCTCGGTGGATCCATCACGCTGCAGGCGTATGCGGCCCCGCGCGTCGGCCAGGTCCAGCTCCTCCTTGAGCGCCTGGACGCATCCTAGCCTGCAGTAGCCCTCAAAGATCTGTTGTACCAATGCGGCTTCCTGTTCGTTGATCACCAATACCTTGTCGACCAGTGAGTAGCCCAGGGGTATCGGCCCACCCATCCACATGCCCTTACGTTTGGAGGCGGCGACCTTGTCCCGGATGCGCTCGCCGGTGACCTCGCGCTCAAACTGGGCAAAAGACAGCAGGACGTTGAGGGTCAGTCTTCCCATGGAGGATGTGGTGTTGAAGTGCTGGGTCACCGATACGAAGGAGGTCTGCTGGCGATCGAAGGTTTCGACCAACTTGGAGAAGTCCATCAGGGATCGGGTGAGCCGGTCGATCTTGTAGACCACTACCAGGTCGACCTTGCCTTCGTTGATGTCAGCCAGTAGCCGCTGCAGGGCAGGGCGGTTCAAGTTGCCCCCTGAGAAGCCGCCGTCGTCGTAGCGGGTGCTCAAGACCTTCCACCCCTCGTGGCGCTGACTAACCGCATAGGCCTCGCAGGCTTCCCGCTGGGCGTCCAGTGAGTTGAAGGCCTGTTCCAGACCCTCCTCCGTCGACTTGCGGGTATAGATCGCGCAGCGAAGGGGCACCGTATTGCCGTTGGCCTTCATACCGAGGCCTTGGTGGGTTTGGCCTTATTGAGCCCAAAGAAGGCTGGGCCTGACCAAGGCGTGCCAGTGATCTCCCGAGCCACTACCGATAGGCTGGAATAGGTTTTCCCCTCATAGAGGAAGCCGGGCTCGGCGACGATGACGGTATAGGTCCGGCCCTGCCAAGTTCGCAGCAGCCTGGTGCCGGGCTTGAGGCGCCTGGCCGGCGCGGGGGCGGTTTGTGGGCCCGAACCGCGGGTTCTTGGGAGCAGGGTGGCTAGGTAGGCCTCGACCTCGGCAGAAAGCCCGCCGTGTGCGATTTCTTGGGCATGAAACCGCAGCAGCTGTGCGGCCAGCGGTCGGCGCATCTTGGGCGACAGTGGCCGGCCGAAGGCGGCCTGCCATTGAGACTCCAGCGCTTTACGGCTGGGCGTGGGGACCTTCCCAACGAAAGGCGTTGTGGCAAGGTTTTTCTTGGGTTTGGGCATGGTGCCTCCTTTGCACCATGCACGCTCTTGCTAGGCATACAGTCAAGTCAGATTTGAGAGAAATCTGATGCTCTTAATGTGTGGCGAGCAACGGCCAAGCATCCCCAATATGCGCCTTGGCCATTACTGCTTTGGCTTGTATTGAATCGAATCGTTGTTGTAGTCGTAGACAGACCGGCCATACACACGGGTTAGGGCCTGGCCCGTCGTGCCCTGCTCAGGTTTGTGCGCCCACGCCGTGACGCTGAGTTGTTCCTCAGCCGGTCGGCGACCCTGCTTCACAAGCTCGTCAAGTGCTGCTTGCACGACGGCTTTGGTATCACGCCCAACTTCTGCTTGGTTTGACGGATCGGACTTGTACATAAGGATCAGTCTGTAGTTGCGGCCATCGGCCTCCTCGACTCGTATCCCGTCCCATTTAGCCGTCGCTTTCGTCCCAGCCGTCACCGCCTCACCGAAGGCCGACGCAGCAGCCAGTTCTTTCTGATTGTCAGGGGGCGTAACGGCTCCCGGCTCGCTGAGTTTGGCCAGGGCGATGACCACCACAATCACCGACACAAAAATTATCGCAAGTTTCTTCATAGGTCCCCCGTTGGGTAGAAAAGGCAGGTGCCGCAAGGCAGCCAAAGCATAGCTCTAGTACCCGAATACCGGGTAATCGAGTAACGGGTTTCGGGGCATAGCGTGAGCCGTCCCTCCCCGGAAGCGCCCATGTCCAAGACCCTCTACCGGACGGAAAACCTCGAACTGGCCGCTTTACTGCGTCAGTTGCGGGAAGATGCGGGCTTGGTGCAGACCGCCCTGGCCGATCGGATGGACCGGAACCAGACCTTTGTCAGCAATGTCGAGCTCGGGATACGGCGGCTGGATCTGGTCGAACTGCGCGATTACTGCGCCAGCTTGAACATCAGCCTGGCCGAGCTCATCAAGCAATGGGAGGCCCGTATCAAGCCCTCCAGCACGCGTTCCGGGTCCAAGAAGCGTAGAGGCTAGGCGGTACCGAATCATCGCAGACAGATAAATCCATATGGCACGACGTTCCCGAGCGAAGTACACCGCGCCAGAGATTGGCGAGCGCAGCCCATCGCCGCTTCCCGCCGTGCTCGTCGGAAATGTCACGAATCTGTCGAAAGTACCCGAGCTAGTACTCCGTTTCGGCATCGCCAGGATCAACTCCGGAACCTTCGTTAGCGAAAAGGATCCAGACAAGTTCCGTGTGTTGGGTAAAGCCGGCCCTGCCAGCCCCGACCATCCACTCACCCGCATGGCGGACAAAGGTGGAGAAGAACTCCTTATTACCGCAGAGAAAGTGAGGCGCGACGGGCGACTGCAAGTGATTAATCAAAACCGCGCGAAAAATTCAAACAAGCAAAAAATTCTTGACCTATTGAAAGCGAATCAGCACCTGGGGTCACATGCCGCCACCGCGGTGGCTGAGATTGTCGGACTCACGCCGGACCAAGTCAGGCGGGTTAGGAAGAAAAATAAACCGGCCTAACGGAAATGGCAGATGTAGGCAGGGGTTCTGCCCTATTAAATCCCATGCGTCAGGGAATTCCCTGATGCGGTCGCCATCAGGCACCGCCCTATCTAGGAGTCGGTGTCATGAAGAGGGAATCCAAAACCCCTGAACCGGTCATTCGAGCGGTTCTGGCAATCGAGATGGTCCCGATAGAAGTCCTGCGTCCAGATCCTAAGAACGCACGCTTGCATTCGGACAAGCAGATTAAGCAATTAGCTCGCAGCGTCGAAGCCTTCGGTTTCAATAGTCCGTTGCTGTTGGATGCTCAGAACCTGGTAATTGCGGGCCACGGACGATTGCTGGCTGTCAAACGGCTGGGCTGGTCTCATGTGCCGGCCATACGTTTGCAACACCTTACGCCGCTCCAGGCGCGGGCTTACGCCCTGGCGGATAATCAGCTCAACCATTGCTCGGTATGGAACGAGAAGCTCCTCGCCGAGCATCTGAAAATGCTGTCCGAGGCCGAGCTCGATTTTGACCTGGACACCATCGGCTTCGACCTGCCTGAGATCGACCTGCGCATACAGGCACTGGATGGTTTTGGCGAGGAGGAGCCGGAGTCCGGTGTTCTCTCGGATGATCTGCCGGTTGTCACTCAACTCGGTGATGTCTGGCAGCTGGGGCCGCATCGTATTGTGTGCGCTAGTGCGTTGGAGGAATCGACCTACGACGCGCTCATGCAGGGTCAGCAGGCGGCGATTACGTTCACGGATCCGCCATTCAACGTAAAGATCGCCGGCAATGTGGGCGGCAAGGGCAAGATCCAGCACGCTGAGTTCGTGATGGCCTCCGGTGAGATGTCGCGAGCCGAATTCACGACCTTTCTTACCCAGACCCTAAAGGCGATCAAGGCTCACTCCGCACCCGGTGCGTTGCTCTACATCTGCATGGACTGGAGGCACCTGATCGAGTTGTCCACGGCCGGGGAGAGCCAAGGCCTGGAGCTAAAGAACCTGTGCGTGTGGACCAAAAACTGTGGAGGCATGGGGTCTCTCTACAGAAGTCAGCATGAGCTGATCTTCGTTTACAAGAACGGTAGTGACGATGCCCACGTCAACAACGTTCAGTTGGGCCGCTATGGGCGCAACCGCACGAACGTCTGGGCGTACGACGGGGCCAATACGTTCTCCCGCAAATCCGAAGAAGGCAATCTTCTTGCCTGCCACCCGACTGTAAAACCAGCGGCGCTGGTCGCGGACGCAATTCTGGATGCGTCAGACCGCGGTTCCATCGTGCTGGATGCGTTTCTGGGCAGTGGCACCACGATCATCGCGGCCGAGAAGACCGGACGGGTTGGGTATGGCATCGAACTGGATCCCAAGTATGTGGATACGGCCATCCGTCGCTGGCAACGGCTTACGGGTAAGAAAGCCATCCACGCTGACACCGGAGCAAGCTTCGACGAGCACGAGGCTGGGCTAGCCAAGACCGTAGTAGGGGAGGGCGCGCATGAAGGAGCCCTTGTCTAATCCGTACAGCGTGGGCTACGCCAAACCGCCGGAACACAGCCGGTTCGTAAAAGGGAAGTCTGGCAATCCGAACGGTCGCCCCAAAGGCTCACTCAACCTGACCACCGCAATCAACCGTGCCCTGCGCGAAAAGATCACGGTCGTCGAACACGGCCGGCGCAAGACCATCACCAAGCTCGATGCGGCCGTGATCCAGATGGTCAATCGCGCCGTGCAGGGGGATTCGCGCGCCATGACCCAGATGCTCGGCCTTGCACCGCTGGTCGGCGTCGAAGTTGTCAGCGCGACCGACGCCATCGATCAGAACGAATCGGCCGTCCTGGCCACCCTGCTTCAGCAATTCGTGCCGCCGCCTGTCGCTTCTCCACCTAAATCAACCAGGAAACCCAAACCATGCAAATGACCTCCAACCAGTTCGACCTGATTGTTCGTAACGATCTTGGCGCCTTCATCCAACGCTGCTTTCAGCACCTGGATCCCAGTACCCCCTACGCCCACAACTGGCATTTGTCCCTGCTGGCGGATCGCCTGACCCAGGTGTACGAGGGCAAGATCAAGCGCCTGATCATCAACGTGCCACCCCGGAGCCTCAAATCCATTGCTGCCTCGGTCGCCTTCCCGGCGTGGGCATTGGGTAATGACCCGAGCAAGCGCTTGATCTGCGTCAGCTACGGCCAGGACCTCTCCGAGAAGATGGCCCGGGACTGCCAGGCCATCATGCAATCTGAGTTCTACCAACGTGCGTTTACCACCCGGCTCTCCAGCCGCTCGGCCGCGTTTGATTTTGAGACCACGGCCCGTGGTGGGCGAATGTCCACCTCCGTAGGGGGAGTGCTGACCGGGCGCGGGGGTGACATCGTCATCATTGACGATCCCGTGAAACCAGATGAGGCACTCTCTGAAGCCAAGCGCATGTCCGCCAACGCCTGGTACGACAACACGCTGTACAGCCGCCTCAACAACAAGAAGGACGGGGCCATCGTCATCATCATGCAGCGCCTGCACCTGGATGACCTGGTCGGCCATGTGCTCAACAAGGAGCAGTGGGAGGTGGTGAGCCTGCCTGCGGTGGCGCAGGAACCCGAAGTCTGGCGCTTCAGCACGGCCGTCGGACCTCAGGTGAAAACCCGGGAGCCGGGCGATCTGCTCCACGAGGGTCGGGAAGGCCTGGCGGAGCTGGAAGCGATCCAGCACAACCTGGGCACGTACACCTACTCGGCCCAGTACCTGCAGTCTCCGGTTCCACCGGGCGGTGCCATCGTCAAGACGGCGTGGCTGAGCCGGTACCGGGAGGAGGAGAAACCCGAACGCTTCGATCGCATCATCCAGAGCTGGGACACCGCCAATACGGCCAAGGAACTGTCCGACTACAGCGTCTGCACCACCTGGGGCATGAAAGGCAAACAGACCTACCTGCTGCACGTGTTCCGCAAGCGCATGGAGTATCCGGACCTGAAGCGGGCGGTCATCGAGCAGCGCAAGCTGTGGAGTGCCAATGTGGTCCTGATCGAGGACAAGGCCTCCGGTACCCAGCTGATCCAGGAACTGCGCGCCAGTGAGGTACCGCAGGTCAAGGGCATCAAGCCGATCGGCGACAAGGTCATCCGGCTGCGCAACCAGACGCCGCAAATCGAGAACGGATTCATCCGGTTCCCGGAACGAGCGCCGTGGTGGGATGAGTACGAGTGCGAGCTCATCTCATTCCCAGCGTGCAAGTACTACGACCAGGTGGATTCCACTTCACAAGCGCTGGAGTGGATTGAAACCGCAGGGCGCGAGCCGCCTGCAATCACCTACTTTAAAATGCAAATTGCCAAGCAACGCGGCTGGACGATGGAGCAGGTGGATGCGCATTTGGATGCCAAGAGGTCGCTGCCTTACGATTGAGTGCGCAAGTGACCGTCAGGTCAAGAAAAATGAAGCCCGCATCGTGCGGGCTTCGTCTATTTGGAGCGCTTATCCAGGTAATGGAATTCACAAACGTTGCAGTACGTCCCTTTAAACCAGTATGCGTCGATAATAATTTTGGAGTAAGCAACTGAATATGTATCAAGCGACCCATGATGAGGTTCATCTTCAGCGTCAGTGATAGCGGGCCAGTATCCCAAGCATGTGCAGGACATGACATACGGGCGCCACTTCCTGCCAGCGGCGGTAAGGGGGGGCGGCGCGGTCAGGGGCGGCAAGGTTCCCTCTGGTCGAAAACTCTAGACCTCGTCCAGTGTTCACAATCCCTATATGGTATTTCCAGGATTTGGGGTTAAAGTTGCAATATGTCTGGTTGGTCAATCCTCTTGCGAGCGGTTCTTAGTATCGCCTTCGTGCTGAATGGCGCGACGGGCGCGTATGCAGCCACCGGCATGCAGATGAGTCATGCCGCATCTGTGAGCGCTGAGTACATTCATGCCGAAGCGTTCGTTGAAACTCCCTGTCATGAAGCGAGCGACGGGGCTCCCGCCAGCCCGGCCGTTGATATGACACCTCAGCCTTCCAAGCACTCCAGTCCTGACTGCTGCAAGTCCACAAGCTGCTCCTGCATGTGTGTCCAAAATGTACAAGCACCGCCGGCATATGCTGTGGTGCCGCTTGTATATCTAAACCACAACGAGAGTGTTCGACCGTTGTCGTTAGGCCACAGCTCACCAGCGTTGCCGCATCCCACCCGACCTCCCATCGGCTAAGCGACCCTTTGGCGCCATCGGCGCCTTTCTTGATCGTGGTCTGGAGTGGAATTTCCCCAGACCATTCGGGTTCCTATCCGCAAGCGCGGGTTTGTAAGTGGAGTTTGATATGTCTTTTGATCGCTTTGATCGCGGCGCGCTGTCGCGTCGTCGATTTGTCCAAGGATTGGCTGCAGGCGGCGCGGCGGCGGCGCTTGGGCTGTGGCCAAAAAGCAGCTGGGCGTTGTCT